TAACAAGTTTTGACACAGATGGATTTACTGTTAATTCTGGTGGTGATTGGGGTTCAGGAACAACAGTAGTTGATTGGTGCTGGAAAGCTGGTAATACTTCTGGTTCATCAAACACAGCAGGTTCTATAACAAGCACAGTATCAGCTAATACAACAAGTGGATTTAGTGTGTGTACTTATACAGGAGATGGTGGAACTACAACTTCTTCTACTATTGGTCATGGTCTTGGTGTAGCACCAAAAATTTATTTCCTAAAAGGAAGATCAGAAGCAGGAGATTGGATTGTTCATTCATCATTGTTTACAAATTTGCAATTTTTAAAATTAAATTTAACTAATGCTGTAGCTTCTGGTGGTACTGCACAATATGGAATGACATCATCAACAATATGTGTTCCAGCTAGAAATACATCTGGTCAAACTTATGTCGCCTACTGCTTTGCTGAAGTAAAAGGATTTAGTAAGTTTGGTTCTTACACAGGCAATGGTTCAACTGATGGAACATTTGTTTATACTGGATTTAAACCAGCATTTGTTATGTTTAAAAGAACAGATAGTTCAACTGGTGCAAATTGGGTAATAGAAGATAATAAAAGAAGTACGTATAACGTTGTAGATGCAAGATTATTCCCAAATACTTCTGATGCAGAAGTTAGTAATGGAAATGGTAAGGTAGATTTCACGTCTAATGGTTTTAAATTAAGAGTTGCTATTGATACACAAAATGAATCAGGTGCTACATATATCTACATGGCATTTGCGGAAAGCCCAATAGTTAGTTCTAAAGGTATTCCAACCACAGCTAGATGATTTGCTCTAATCCTGAGTGCAAAAAAGAATATATACCTAAAAGATCTGATTCAAAATCTTGCTCAACTTATTGTGGTAAAAGAAGTAAATTCTTAAAACGTGCTGATTACTATAAGGCATATTTAAAAGAATATAGAAAAACTTACTATCCAATTAATAAAGCTAAAATATTAGTTAGAAATAAAAATCTATACTATCTTAATAAAGATAAAAGACTTGCTCAATGCAAAGAATATAGATTACAAAATATTGAAAAAGATAGATTAGTTAAACAAAGATACAAAAAAAACAACAAAGATAAAATATCATTACAAAATAAAGAATATAGAATTAAAAATATAGACAAAGTAAAAAAAGCTATTAATGATTGGGCTAAAAAAAATAAACCAAGAAGAAGAATGGCAGTTGCTAAACGTAGAGCATTTAAACTTAAAGCCACACCTAAATTTGCCAATCTTCAAAAGATCAAAGAGATATATATGAACTGTCCAGTTGGCTACCATGTAGATCATATAGTACCACTTCAAGGTAAGAACGTATGTGGACTTCACGTAGAGTGGAATTTGCAATATCTAACACCTTATGATAATAAATCTAAATCTAACAAATTAATAGTATGATTTGGTTTATATCAGGAATTATCTTAGGATTATATTTGGAATGGAAGTTTGAGATTGCTAATCATATTATTGAATCAATTAAAGAACATCTAAACATCAAATAATTGTAATTCTGCAAAGACTACCTATATATCTTGCATGATATATACGACTGAAGAAAATAACTTTTACTCAAAGGAGAACTCAATGTTAAACTATTCTGACATTAAGAACTACTGGTCTAAATTCTATGCAGATGCTTTTGAAGATGCTAAAAGCTTTTGGAAGAACTACGCAGACACAGTAGAAAAATTCTATAAAAAATAACTTTATTAAAACACAATAGTTTGATATTAGTGCATAAAATTTAATGTGCATTTTCAAACTTTGGATTGGTGGGTGTGTCTTGCTAAAGTCTTGCAAATGCGAAAAAGACAATGGCAAGAACTCACAACGAAGAATTAATAAGTCTAAAGGGACATATCACAGGAATTAAACGAGAACTTAAAATACTAGGCACTTCTGTTTACAAACTAGAAAAGAAACTAGAAACATTATTCTGGTCTATCCTTTGTGGACTAGGTGCTTTATCATTGGCTTTAATTACTATTTTCTTGGCTAAGTAAGTATTGCCAAACAAAACGAATACAACTACTAGGTAGTCATGAATAAACGAATACTTGTTATAAGTGATCTTCATTTTCCATTTGCTCATAAAGACTGGCATGGATTCTTAACTAAATTAAAAGCTAAATACAAACCAGATACAATAATCTGCATTGGTGATGAAATGGATTTCCATTCTATCAACGTATCTCACACAATAGACCCTGATCTTCCATCTCCAAGAGATGAATTAGAACTTGGTAAAAAAGAAATACACAAACTTCATAAACTATTCCCACAAATGACTTTACTAGAATCAAATCATGGTTCTATGGTTTTAAGACGTGCTATGGCAAAAGGAATGACTAAATCTTTTATTAAGTCTTACAATCAAATCCTAGAAGTAGGTAAAGGTTGGGAGTGGAAAGAAAAGCATTTTATAGACACAGATAAAGGCAGAATACTTTTTGCACATCAATTCTCTCCTGATGTTTCTAAAGCTGTTGCTCAATATGCTTTGTCAGTTGTTCAGGGTCATTATCATACAATTAGCGAAGTAAGATTTCATGGTAACGATTTCCACTTAAACTTTGGTATGACTGTTGGTTGCTTAATTAACAAAGATGCTTTAGCTATGAATTACATGAGACTTAATTTAAAAAAACCAATTCTATCTTGTGGACTAATTACAAATGGTATGCCACATTTAACACCAATGTATTTGAAACGTAACGGAGATTGGGATAACAATATCTATATATGAGAGAAGTAAGTTTGAAGGAACTGCTTTTTAGCGAGACTGCTACAAGACTTGGGATAGATAATACTCCAACAGATCAAGTTTTAATAAATCTACAAACATTAATCTACGAAGTTATACAACCAATTATAAATCAATTTGGCGACATTAAAATAACATCTGGTTATCGTTCTCCTGCTTTATGCAAAGCTATAGGAAGTTCTCCAACATCACAACACGCATTTGGAATGGCAGTTGATTGCGAAGTTCTAGGAGTGCCTAATAAAGAACTTGCTGACTGGGTAGTTAATCATTTAGAATTTGACCAAGTAATTTTAGAATTTTGGAAACCAGAAGAAGCTAACTCAGGTTGGGTTCACATCTCATATAACAAAGGTAATAATCGTAAGATGTATTTAAGAGCATACAAAGCTAATGGAAGAACAGTCTATGAAGTCTTATAAAAAACAAGTTGGCGGAAGCCACTACAAAAAATACAAAATCCAACCAGTAGAATTTATCATTAAAAATAATATTGGATTTGTAGAAGGAAACATTATAAAGTACGTGCTACGTTTTAAAGAGAAGGGTGGTGTAAGCGACTTAGAAAAAGCTAAACACTACATAGAACTACTTATAGATACAACTAAAAGTAGATAATATCATTTAAACCTATTTTAAGGCATAGTGGCTTTAAAATTACGATACACGACAACTAAACCTATAATATCAAAAAAAAGGGGTAATTTGTCGGTTTAAATAGGCAAATTTAAGGAGTTTAAGATAAGATATGTCAAATTATATAGTAACTAAGATAGACCCAGATTTTACACCAGAATCTCACACAATAGGTTCATCATCAGCACAATCATCAGTTATTATTACTGGTTCAGGATTAGTAAGATTATCAACTACTGGACATTGTCATATTAAATTTGGTGCTAATCCAACTGCGACTGAAGAAGATTTATTATTACCACCAGATTATGTTGAAATATTTGCTTTTAAGAGTGGTGAAAAAATAGCTTTTATATCTCATGGTGGGGGTACAGGTGAAATTAACATTTGTGCAATAGATTAATATGATTCCAGCTTTAGGTGCTTTTGCACCATTATTAAATACAGTTTTTAAAACAATAGAAAAATCTATTCCTGATAAAGATTTGCAAGAGAAGTTAAAAGCAGATTTGAATATGCAACTTCTTACTTCTGGTACTGAAGAATTAAAAGCATCTGCAAGAATAGTTGAAGCAGAAGCTAAAGCAGGTTGGTTTGCAAGTTCTTGGAGACCACTATTAATGTATATATTAATCGGTATCTTAGTTCTTAACTATATTATATCTCCAATTATCTTAGCTTTGTTTTCTAAAAAAGTTGGAATTGAATTACCTTCTGATGTTTGGACTTGTTTAAATATTGGACTTGGTGGTTATGTAGTTGGTAGATCAGGAGAATCTATTGCTAGAACTTTAGCTTCAAGACCAAAACCAAACGATCAAGAAAATGGATAGTCTAAAGTTAAGCGACCAAACTCAAGTATCTTTACCTATTAAAAACATAGTAGCGATTGTATCTGCTATCGTTGTAGCAGTATGGACTTATTTTGGAATCGTTGAAAGACTTAATAGACTTGAAACAAATGAGAAGTTAATGTCTCAAGACTTACTTAAAAAAGCAGAACAAACTCCTAAGAACCAAGAGATGTATATGTTGATTGAGTATCAAGCCAAAGCAATAGATAAACACTCAAAGCAACTAGAAGAAAACGTACACACTAAAGTTATTATTAATCAATTAGAAAAAAAAATAGATAAATTGGAGAAGGAATTAGATTCATTAAGAGGTAAATAATGATTGAAACAGTATTTGCTTTGTTAATGTTTTTAAATGGAAAGCTAGAAGGTTATTCTCCAAAAAACAATGTTGCAGATTGCTTAGAGCAAAAACGTAAAGTTGAACGTGATGGAACAAATGATGTTACCAAATGGCAGTGTAAAGAAATAAAAGCTATTATAGAAACTGATAAGCATGGAATTAAAAGAATTAAAGAGATTAAAGAATGAACTTCTATCTAA